ATCTCGCTGCCCAGATCTGTACCTCTTGTCCTGTTTCAGCATACACGCCACCTAATAATCTTTTCTCTTCTTCTACCATTCTTTGTTTTTCTACAGATGCTCTATCTACATCTACTCTTACACCTAAAAATCTCATATCAACAAGAACAGGAAACAGTTTAGTTTCCATTTCAAATATGTCTTGTATGTCTTGGTGTATTATTTCTTTTTTTAATTCCTGCCACAACTCCAGTGTGAGTTGGGCGTCACGCTCCGCGTAAGCTCCAACGTACATAGCTGGTAGTTTATACATCTCTGCCTTAGGATCTACACCCCAAGACTTTGCTGCTTCGTATAGCGCTGTCTCGTCTTTACCTTTACCTACATAGTCTCTACCACAACCATTTAAATCATATCTAAATCTATTCTCATCAACTAAAGATGCAGCTATCATTGTGTCTACAATCTTACCACTTATCTTAAGTCCTAATGCTCTTATCCAACATACGTCGTACATTGCGTTGTGAAATATTTTTATAGCTGGTGTATTAAGTTGATCTTGAAACCATTTGAGGACCATCTTACGATCCATGTTACCACCGCCTTCATGTGCTATCGGATAGTATGCACACCAATCATGTGTAGCTAAAGATATACCTACAACATCTCCTTCACCTACAACAGAACCAGACCCCATTCTTTTATTTAAGTTTGGATCTTTTGTTTCTAAGTCGATTGCTATCTCATCATACTTTGATAGATCAGGAAATTCTTGTGGTCGTAGCCACTCTGTCTGAGGTTTAAATAGTATCTTCACTCTCTTCCTTCCATTTTCTGTATCCGTCTACCCAGTTTTCTAACTGTTCGGGCGTAGCATCTTGTAACTTCTTTTTTTCTAATTCGCAATAGTGAATTATCTTGTCAAGATCCTCGACTCCGTTTTTATGCATGTACCTGCAAACGTATTTTATAACACAGCCCTGAAAGAAGGTGAGATTATTTTTTGAAATAAACTCGTATGGCTGAATGTCAAAGTACATGTAGTGAGATCCGCCTATCTGCTTGTTCTGTGGTTTGTCTTCATCAAACATATTTACATCTGTCATATTTTATATCCTTTATAATTATCTTTTGGTCTAACAACGTGTAGATGTTCTTTGGCCCTTGTTGAACCAACATAAAACAATCTATTCTCATCATCAGGATTTTTTTCGTAGTTTATTTGTGTGTTTCTAGATAGGTCAGTCAGGAGCACTACGTTATCCTGCTCACCACCCTTCACTCCGTGTATCGTTGACAATGTAATACGTGGAGATGAATTTAATTTTTCACCGTTCTCTCTCATTCTTCTTATGTATCTAATACTTCTGCTAGGTGCTTGATCAAATGCTTCATACCAAACTTTGTCTGTCTTTAACCACACTCTTTCTCTTAGTCCTGCCATGTCATAGTTTGTATCTTTGTTCATGTATTTCAAAGCCTGCTTTTCAAAATGATTTTGTGACATGTATGATGCTATTCGCTCTACCTGATCGTAATTTATATGCACACCTTTACGCACATTCTCCCAATCTGTTACAGCTTTGTACAAGTCTTGTTCTTTATTTGTCTTGTATTTGTTCTCGTAATACAATCCTTGTGAGTATAGTTGTTCTTCTAATTCGTTAAGCATAAATCTAGTTCTAGCTAGCACTAGCCAATTACCTTGTTTCATGTTAATTTGTTTAAAGTCATCATAATATGAAAGTAAACCCCTTTGCGTTTTTGGTCTCCACTCTTTTGGTAATCTATGTTGTATTCTGTTTACTATCTTGGTTGCAACATCGTGAACAACCTGCGGTATTCGGTATGACTGTGTCAGCTGCACTATCTTACCCGTCTGTGCTATAAAACTATCTACATCTGCACCAGCCCATCTAAATATTGCTTGGTCATCATCACCTGCTATATAAGTGTCCTGTGTCTTGTCCCATATAGATTTTGCCATAGCCCATTGTGATCTAGATAAATCTTGTGCTTCATCTATAAAAACTACATCAAATCGTGGTGATCTATCTGCTTTAACAAACTCTGTAATCATGTCTGTAAAATCAATTAAGTTATAGTCTTTCTTGTACTGTTCTAAATCATGTGCAAACTGTTTTAGTGTTTTGATATCCACCAACTGTGTATGTTCTTGTTTATTGAATTGTTGTTCGGGTGTGATGCCGCGTAGTTTTGCTAATTGTATAATACGTAGTATATCACTTTTAGTTGTAAATAATCCTGTGTGTTCATTCTCATACTCATGATAATCTACAATTAGATTTGCTTTCTTACCCAGATCTTCATAGTGTCTACGTTGCATGACTTCATCTTTACGTATACCAAGTCTTCTAAATGCTAGTGAGTGTAGTGTTCTAAAATACGGTAGGTCACCTTCACCAAGATTAAACTTAGACATAGCCCTGTCTCTTGCTTCGTATGCAGCTTTTTGTGTAAAAGAAAAATAACCTATCTTATCAGGATCAGTTTGTTTTAAATACTTGTCGACTTCATTAAGTAATGTTGTGGTCTTACCTGTACCAGGTGGACCCAATACAATCGTTTTCAAAATGCATCCTCCTGTTTAAAGACTCTGTCTTTTGGTTTAAAACCTTCTTTCTCAAACTCTGGTAATCTAATCACACTTATTTTTTTCTTTGGTAATGACACTCTGAAATCTGTATCATAACCACAATGTTCTCTTAATACATACAAAGTAAACTGTGGTTTCTCTGCCCATTTGTGTCTTGCTAAAAACTGATAAAAGAAATTACTAAACACAAAGTGATGATGTCCTTTATTGTTCCAAACGTTGCCTGCTTCTAAATCTTCTCTTGTTGCACCTGATGTTGCTCTACCCAAACAATAGTTCTCTACATGTTGTTTAAGTTGTTCGATCATACTAGATCCAGCAGGAGCTTCTACTTCTTCTTTGTTCATCATCAAAAGATTTACCATCTCATCAAAGTCTTTTGGTTTTATCTTTGGTGGCTTTGTATAGATCTGATTCATACATGCTCGTATAAAAAGTCTTTGCTCTTGTAGATCCTCTGCTTTTAATTCTATTCTTTCTCCATCTACATTGAGTCTGTATATTGGTGGTTCTGTTTTTACTACTTGTAAATCATTTAGTGGTGGGAACATAGACTGTGTTCCTATACCAAATTTTCTAGTCTTACATAATTGTTTGTCACAGTGATTACACATAGGTTCTTCTGTGCATTTGAAACCATAGTCTTTATTATCTTTTCTAAATTTTGTTATCTCGTCATGTCTGTATGGTTTTACAAAGTGTTTGTAATTAAATTCATCTAACTTATCTGCCCAACTCTCTGGCCATTTCTTTTTAGCATAGACCCTAAACTGAAACATGACTCTGTCTCTACCGTCATCTAATTTTTCTTTTGTCAAAGATTCTAAACAAGGCGGTCCATCATCGTATTCAGACTTTGGTCTTTTAATAACTAAGTTTTGTAATTGTTCTGGAGTTATATCTACAATGTTTTGTAAAAAATGTGGAAGTGTAACAGCTTCACCAGAAGAATTGAAGCAATATCTTACAGTATTTTTGTGATTAAAGTATGGTAAGTTTAAAAAATTTCCTGTATCATCTTTCGATTTTAATTCAATTTGTTTTGGAAAAACTTCAGCACCACCATGTCCCAACACTGCACTAATAGATATTAATCTATCTCTCATTAGTTTTGCAGGAACAAAATCTTTTGTAAATAAAAATACGTGTGCACCACCTGATTTAGAATTAAATACCATCAGCGGTAAGTCCATAGATTTTATCTTGTTAATTAATTTTTTGTGATTAAATTCTGCATATACATCTATATCTATGCATCCCCATCTACATTCATTGTTTTCATTGATGGGTATAATACCTAAGCTAGGTTCAATACCGTTTAAGTGGTCATCCCAATGCTTGTCTGTTACTGTTTCTGTTTTAACAAACGACTTACCTTTAACTTTAAGTCCATCGGCACCCTTCTTGTCCACATAGGTACAACCATGCGCTCGCTCTAATCCTGTGAATATCTGTCTAAATCTTTCCATAATTATTTTGCGGAGCCGGATCCAGTCTCCCATCCCCGGCTCCTATCTTCCTTAGGAAGTCTTTAGTACGGTGAATCGGATTTGGATTCTTGCTCTCCGTGTTTTACTTTAACATCACCCTTTGAAACATTTGCTCCAAAGTCTTTTGCTATTTTGTAAATACCCGAATCGCTTATTGGTCCAACTCTAGATACATCCCAACCAAACCATGTGCCTTTGTCGTTAGACTGTTGCACAGTTTTTAGTTTATAAATGTGGCTATATGTTGGCGGTGTAAACATACCGTTCTTACCTTGCATCTTCAAACCCATCATCATTGAGTTCCATTTTCTACTCACTTTTAATTGAGTAGCTTTCATAGAAAGCAACGCTGTAGTTGGACTGTCGCCAAGTATTACTACGAAATGACTAGCTGTATTTTCAAGATAGTTACCATTTGCTAATCTATCTTTATTAAACTTGTCTCTCGTACTTGACGGTAAGTCATCCCCAGCTTCATATATTTTTACTGGAGCACCTTGA